AAAGTGGGCAGAAACCGGGCAAATGGCCAGAAATTTGACCAAAATTCCGATTTTCTGCTCCATTTTTCTTCAAATTTTTCGCTCTGGTCAAAAATAAGTGGGCTTTGGTCAAATCCTAAAACCCAAAAGTGGGCAGAAAAATGACCTGTTACTACCAGGATTTTTAACCTAGATTAGACGAAATTCTATCCTAGATTAGAAATATTCGTCACTTTTTACCTCCAAATTCTACCAGTTTTCTTGTCTTTCACAATGATTCTTTCTTCGATATGGAACCCGGAAAGCTCACAAATAGTGAAGATCGCATCGAGAAGTTTATGAAATCTTTCATCCCCATCCTTCTCAATATTCTTCAAAGCATTGTAAACAGTTGGATCAGAATACCCTTCACTGTTCTTTCTCATATCGTCATTTACCATTGATCTGTCCCTCCCTGAATTTTACTCCCCCATATTTCCAGAGGTCTTCTTTTAACTCATCCAAATCCAGTTCGCCGTCCTGCCATTTCTCATAATACTCAATCAAAAGATCGGCAAACTTAGGAATCTTTTGCGGGTATGATTTTTTCCAAAAATGGTCCATGAGAACCTCTAAGGGTAAGGTCAGCAACAGAGTAAGCGCTGTATTTACAGCTTCATCGGTAGCTTCTTTCTTGACACGTACAAGTTCATTCCCGATTTTCTCACGAACCATTGCATCTAATTGCTCTTTTGTGAGATTGTATGTAACTGTTTTGGATTTTTGTTCTGACTTCTGTTCTCTTCTTCGTTCGGCTCTTCCCATAACCGTTACCTCACAAAACGATCCAGTTTCGTTTAGCAAAGAACAGATATCCGCCGACAATTAAAGTAAATAAAAAGAACGTTGCATCCCACTCGACCGGGACTAACAACGCTCCAATAAGAATCATAATGATTGCAAATATCTTATTCAAAATTAACTCTCCTCTCACAGCTAAATTATTTATTCAATTTTGTTTTGATGAATCGGTAAATAAATGTGCATGTTTTCGGATCTTCTGATTCTAACTCTTTTAATTGTTCATTCAGATCGTCGGGTTCCATGCTGAAGACAAGTAAATCATATAATTTACGAACGATTTTGATTTCCTCCTCCGTTTCTTCAACAAAGCAGTCATAGCCGAAAATATTTCGAACGTCCAATACAAAACTTAATATTCCGTCAACACTTTTCTGCAATATCTCCAACTCTTCGTGTGTTGCGACTTTTACCCTTTTCATTTCCATATATTATTTTTCTCCTTTTCTGACGAACCAAATTCACTTAATTCCACGCCCATATGAATGCCAGCAATGTGGCAATAATATGCCCAATAATCCAAAACTTGTACATAAGATATACGAAATTCCATCCGTTATTATCTGGATGTTTTTTATAATAATTGACTCCCGATGGCATTGCCCACCATATAGAAACATATAAGACGACGCCAATCATGATCGAGATAATTTTTAAACACCACTTTAAATCGTTCATAATAGTTCCTTTCTATTAAAATATCTTCGCCAATATGTAAATAACGAAGATTATTAAAATACATAAAATCTCATCCATTTTCTACCTCATTTCCGCCATAACGACTCCAATATAATAAAAACACCACATGCCGAGTAAGCACATGGTTAGATAATAGAATATGATGCACAATGTATCGTTCAAACCTGGTAAAATAAATTGCAGCAGCATCCAGAAGATTGTCATAATTAATACTATAAACACCGTTACCGTCATTCCAATTCCTCTTTGTCTTTCTCGCATGCGAACGCACCACCATACACAGTCATTAGTACTAAAATTACCCAATACTGCCAGGTCTCACCACCATATCCCATTTTAATTAAAATTATAGCAACCGCACAAATCGCTGCAAATTCAATTATTTTTGCAATAATATATTTCATATATCAGTCCTCCTTACTTCCAGTCTTAATCTTATCAGCTGGTATCGCTCGTCTTGCGTCAGCCTCCATCTCCGCTATTGTTATTAACTGATCTGGACACATTTTAGCGTATTCAGCAGTGCCATGTACTTCCCAAGGATCTGGAATTTCACGGACTTTTATGATTTCCTTCCAGACTTCTTCTTTTATCGCCTCACGAGAGTCTACGGTAATCAACTCACTATACGGAAGGCTCTCGATCCACTTACAAACCTCTCGCCATTCATCCAACTTGTGATTTTTTCGCTGTCTGTAAATATTAGCCAGCACCTCATAATTCAACATAACATTGCGAGTCTGGTTATAGCTACTCGGAAGAAGCTGGATCATCTGCCACCAATATGTTTTGTCTCTGGTTTTTAAATATAACTCACGAAACATATTTAGGTTTTTGATCGTGGTTTCCATCATATCCTTAGCAGAATATATGCGGGTTGGAATAGATTCATCAGAAATAAGATGCTCTGTAGAGAAATCCTCCAAAGTAAACTCTTTCTCAGCAATCTTATGCATCGTACTACAGGAGTTCGCAACAGTACCAACCTTATATGTATCAAATTCTTTCCCATTAATGGACTATCTTTTACTCACTAAAATAGTGAGGACACCATTTCGGTTTTCATGGGCTTCGTTTCCTAAAACCCAGCTACGTATCAATAGTAGCCCTACTCCCCCGCCCAGAAGGCATAGGGGATAGCCTCTACAGGTTCATTTCAAAAATACAAAAGAGAAAGCCCTAGTATATTTCAACTAAGGCTTTAATCTTATTTAGTAATATCATATCCTCTTCTCGTATACATATCAACGATCTTCATCATATGCTTCTTATTGAATTCTTCTGCTTGCTCATCGCTTTTTAAACCTAAAGCGTGTAAAGCGTTATGAATATCAATCAAGTTTGCATGGTAATGAGTCGCCATCTTAAGTACTATCTTTTCTATGGACATAATAATCACTCTCCTTTCATTAAAGTAGCTGTATTTTTCGCGAAAAAAAGAAAATATCGAGCGCGTAAGCCGTCCTTTCGCTCAGTCACAGATTCGCAAACAAAGCCTTTATCATTCCCAATTCATTACTGAATCGTAGCACTATTTTGTATATAGGCGTTGGACCCTCACGGCATCCACAATCTGCACCTTTTTCTTTCATAATACAATGCGTATTTTTCGCGAAATATATTTTTGAAATGTTTCCCACGGGATTCCAATGGGTGGTTCCCCGTTAGCCACGCTGAAATATAAAAAGAGAAAGGGTAAGGTCCTACTTACCGTCTATCCCACTAGGTCTTACGCAATTCGTCACCGAACACGCCTGGTCTTTCTCTCATAATACAATACATATTTTTCGCGTGACCCCTGCTGATAAACAGGTAAAGTGTTTCATTGGCAGAAAGAACTACCAATACAACGGCGCTGTAATTCTCACATACACGGGCATCATTCTCATATATTTACGATGCTCCGTACCGGCGTTGGATAAGCGCTGCATGAGCGAGTGATCATTTTCGCCAATGTATAAATTTTCCCATTCCATACCGCATGGATCGTATGGAAGATTATAACATTCTTCGCATTTATCTCCATTTTTACAACCTATCCAACTATCACTCTTCTCCCATGAATTCATAGGATTTCTCATTCCCTCGATAATAAACTCCATCTGCTCTGGACTCGCCAGAACCACATTTTCTAATTTAATCATTTTTCTTCTCCTTTCTGGAAACATAATATTCCGCACTAGATGGTGCTAACGTGATAGATATAGACACCAATTCAGCGGAGTCAATAACTTTTATACCGTATTCCATATGACTTTTAACCGCACGATAATATCCACCGCATCCAACCTTATCGTCCTTAAGTACCCCTAAGACATCATCAATTCCTGCCAAAAGCCCTTCTTCATCTTTAATAACTTCCGCAATACCAATGGGATGTGACTTATCAAAATTGAAGAGCACAAAGACTTTGCTTGGGATTTTAATAGTTGCTGATTTTGGAAATTGAACACCATTTTTATCAATAATATTATATTTTAGAAACCTCCCAGATAACTGAATCATTCGATAAACACCCCCAGAACCGCATTTTCTAATTTAATCATTTCTTTTTGTTTCTCCTTTCTGGTCGGGAATTTTTGCAGTAAGCAAGTCTACAATGTCCGTCCGTTCCATTTCCCATGAAATCTTTTGTGGCTGGATTCCAATGACGACATTTTAAACACTTTCCGCTTGGTTGAAATAAGTTGGCAGCGATTCCAATATTACTCATGCTTCTTCCACCTCTCCAAATATTTGTTCATACATTTCTAAATCGTATTGAATCAGAATGTTCTCAACCTCTTTTTCGCATAATGCTTTTCCATAGGTAGTATAATCAGATTTATACGTTAAGAGCCAATTACCTTTGCTGCTTCTCCACAGTCGCACATCTCTTCCACGATAGCGCATTGGTGTACCTAATAGTTCTCCTTTATACCAATATTCACATTCATCAGAGATAAGCTCCATCTTATCCGTATCATACTTTAAGTTGTTTATTACAAATATCATATGATTGAATCCTCCTCATACTCGATTTCTACGCCTTCTATATCGGTTTCATAGTTGTGATAAGCTATGGTTTTCATTATTTCCACGTAATCGTCGTTATTCAATCCCATCGGACAATTCTCCAAAATATCGACCAGATTCTTAATAACATCTGAATCAGCACGAGATACCGTGATTTTGTAAGTAGTTTCACCAATCATTTTTGCAACCTTACCTCTTCCCAAATAGTACTTTAATAATTCCTACGATCAGCCAGTATGGACTAGCTATCATGGCACACATCATAGCTATGGCTGTTTCCAAAAGAGGTCTGTCATTTACAAGCACTTTTATTTTGTCAGTAGAAAGAGCATACAAGCAAAATATCGCGCCAACAAGAACCCATAAAAATATAAAAATCTTAAAGCCGTACATCATAATCTCCTTTCAAAAGAACATACATTATAAATATTTGTGTCTTGCATCACAAAGCATCCGCTGCCGTTTGTACGGATCAGATTCGTCCTCAATATTCCGAACAACTTCTTTGGGATAACAAAGCTCTTTAGCAGCCGTTACATCATTTCTCCATCTCGCTACTGCACTCTCTGGTCTTTCTCCCCAGTTTCCTACAAACTCGACCATAGGCTTCTCCTTCCTCTATGAATAGTCAGACTCATAAAAACATTTTTAGATACAGGAGTAAGTCCACAATTAAAAGAAGGCTGCACCGCCATTTTTTCATTACAACCGTCTATTAACCTGGATCTATTTACTCCCTCAGATTTCCAAATAGGTGCACCATAAACCGCATTTTCATCTAACGCATTATGTTTTGTTTTTCTCATAATATTTGACCCATTTCCGCCACTTTCATACGACCTTCAATTATGGTGGTACCACAATTAGGATTATCAATATGTTCGAATTTGATATACGGCAATAAATTACCTGCAAATTCCCGGGCAATATATTCCATTAGGTCTTTCTCCGGAATCTCATGTCTCATAAAAATAGGAATTTCCCTTCGAACCACTATAGTTGTCAATTTACACCCCACTTCTTTATATACAACATGAACGGTTCTCGTTTTTAATCGTTCGTTTTCTTGCTTCAGCTTTTTACATTTCTGTCTAAGATTCATACCATTTTTCTCCTTTCAAATAATGCGGGCGGTGGACTATGCCGCGTCGTCCGGGGTGCTAACTCTCGTGTTACATTCATTCCGCTTAGGTAGTTTTTCGTACCTGGAAGTCGTCACTGTGACCTAAACCGCATTATTAAATATCATTCTTTTATTTCTTCTTTAAATATTGGCTTCACAAAATATCCTCCGCCAAAATCGCTAAAACGAATATCCAATCCCTTCAGACCTTCGTTTCTGGCATATGCAGCAATTAAGCCCATGCACAATTCAAAAGTCTTATTTTCAATAACTAATCCAGCATGAATTTTGACCTCTATGCAATCCTTAACGTTATCAATCTCCATCTGAATCCTCCTCATAAGGAATCTGCTCAACGTCTCCGCCCTGCACAGTTACTGACTGCATGAGTTTTCCAGTTTCTTCATCAAAGTAGATATTATCCAGAGCATGATCCCATTCTTCAAATTGCTCTGCGATATTTCGTCCTTTGGTTCTTCTCATGTTAATGAGTTCGTCATGCACAATTCGTCTCCAAGCTCTCGCGATTTCCATACGACTCTGGGAAAGAATATTGTACAACCCATTCTCAGTTACAAAGTTGACGGATCGCCGCTGACCTGCTACTACCATCGGTAGTTTCAGCTTTTCGTCGTCTTCACACATCTCAAGCATTTTCCATTCGTTACCAGAACTATATTCGATAACATGGCTAATGTCCTTAGCCTTAAATAACGGAGCATCAAGATCTCCATACACATTAAGAAGCTTTCCACCGAAAGATATGGTTCCTGCGATTTCAATATTTCTACTCATTTGAGATTCCCCTTTTCTCTATATAATTTCACATCAATAGCCTTCTGAATTTCTTCCGGGCTAATATTAAAAATGGACTCAAGGAAATTCAGACAAATATAAGCATCTGCCATCTCTTCCAAGAGTCCATATTGATCGTGATATCCTCGAATTTCTTTGCTTACCTGCTGTTGTAATTCTGCAAATTCTTCCATAGCAATGGTACACTTCAATTTCCATGGATCTTTCTCTACACTCCGTCTTAATATGCGCCGACGTTCTTTATCAGAAAGTTCCAAGTTACTATTCATCCCTTTAATAAAATTATAGCGTTTCATCTTGTTCCTCCCTGTACAAAGAGAAGCATAAAGACTCCAAGAATAACGCCAATAATAAATCCGATAATAAAATTAAGCATCGTTTTCACCTGCTTTCTCCAGTCGTGCTTTTGCTGCTTCTTTTCTTTCCAGATACTCTTTTTCATCAATCTCAGCAAATCCTACCGATGCCCCTTTGAAATATCGATTAACTTCAACTTCTTCTTCCTGAGGTGTAACTACGTATAAAATACCAACCGTATCGTAGTCGCCATTCTTCGGATCTACCAGGAAATCTTCTGTATACACACGATATGCGTCGATCAAAGGCATATAAGGCATTGCGATAGGAAATAGTTCGCTCATCACAGTATCAATCAAACCGCTGTGATAACTACAATGTGGATTGGCAATATTGACTCCATGAAAACGATCCACATCTTTATACTCAACAGTTCCGTCGGGTTTAACATCTTTGAACAGAGAGCTCATTCTCTTGCACTGATAATGTTTAGAATCATCCTTTCTGCCGTGTACTTCATTCCACACATCTTCAGTATCTTCGATAGGCATAAGAGGTTTGCCGGCAATCATTCGATTGAGAATAGCTTTAGTAAACATAATACTCGCTACAGAAAGTCCATCATTACAAAGACTCTGAAATGCTTTCAGTGCGCTTTCATAGCAGGCACAACCATAATCGAATTCGCCCCCTTTACGATGGCAGGCAATCTTTACTTCATTTTCAGCCCATAACTCCATTGATGATTTTTCTCTCTTAATCTCTTCACTCATTTCTGCAATCTCCTTTTCTTTTTATTCAAGCCATTCGTTATCGAGATAATAAAAACCGTAGACACCTGCTCCGATTAAAATTATCCAGAAAATCCAGAATAACCATAATGCAAAATCGGATTCTAAGTGATCTACGGTCTCATCAATCGTCATATTCTCGTAGAATGGTGAATTGTTTTTTATTGTTTTATTTTTTAATTCTGTAAATATCGTCCCGGTGTATTTCAAACCAACCCCATAGTATTTGAAACGTACATGAGATGATTCTTTTAAGGTATCAATATAATCATGATCCGGTAATTGAATCTTCTTACTTGGAAATATATGTTTCAAGAAAGATACCTCTTCGCAGATCTTATCCTCACTCCCAACATAATCCCATGACCAATAAACTTCAGTCGTATAATATGTATGGGAATGTCCATTTACGGTTGTTGTATGAGCAACCTGACGAGTATGCATTGTGTAATGCTCTTCAACCTTTCTCACATACATATACTTTCCACCAATTTCCGGATAAGTAACAGTGTCAACAGCTTCCAAATCACCGTACACAAATGCGTTGCCAATATCAGTTCGCATACCATATTCAAACAGATCCTGTTCTTTGATCTTTACTGCTTTATTATACTTTTCGTTTTTATCAATCAAATGGTCTGAGATTTTACCGGAAATTATAAAGCCAATAAGTAACAGAACCGCAATGATAGATATACTTGCTAAGATTTCTCTTTTCGTGATTTCAAAGTCTCCGAAATCAAATCCGTTCCATTTCTTCATAAACTTATTCCTCAAACAGATTCTGCGGAGCATCGACAGGAGCTTCATAATCCAAATATGTATACTCCTGAACCTCATATCCAAGAATATTTAAAAAGATTCGTGTAGGGAATTTTCTCACATAACGTCTATATACTTTTATCTGTTTGTTGTAATTGCTACGGTATTCGGCAATCAGATTTTCTGTAATAGAAAGCTCATTCATTAGCTCTTTGTAATTTTCATTGGATTTTAATTCTGGATAAGCCTCGCTTACAGCTGCAATCGCAGTGGTGACATTTTCAATATCTCCTGTAGAACCTCGCCCTTCTACGATAGCGGTAAGTGTATCAGCTTCGTGTTTATCGTACTGCTTTACACAATCTACAAGGTTATAAACCAGATCCACACGTCTTTTTTCCTGAACTTTGATGTCTGAATCAGCTGTATTCACCTGCTCCTCCAGTGAAAAAGCTTTATTCTGCGAGCTCTGCACTCCGAATACGCCTAACATGACAACCGCAAGAATTCCTGCAACAATAATAAGAATTAACTTCCAACTTGATTTTTTCATTTCAATTTTCCTCCAATTAAATAAAACCCACAAGCCAGTTAAGACTCATGGGTCAGTTTATAAATTTATTGACTTTTTCTTTGTTACGCTATATACTGTATTCCACAAAAATATATGGAAGGAGGGATTAGCATGGATAAAGATTTATATCATCCGTATATGAACGAAAACGGTAAAATGGTTCATGGTCTACCCCAATACCTCAATTGACTCGATTTCATCTTCATTGAAGCCGATACACAATCCAGGTCTCTGTGGACAATCTTCAATGTCGATTGCTGCGATTCCCTCTGGTTCGTTGTCGTCTGGAAATATATAATCCGAAACAATTCCTTCAAATTCTTCTCCATCTGTGCAAATTATTTTAACTCTTTTTCCTTCAAGACTCTGACTAAGCATTATTTTTTCTCCTTTCTTCTTGCTGGATAAACGTGCGTTCCCGTTTTAGAATATACGATCATAGCTGTGTTAGATACAACTTCGTTTCCGCTTTCATCAACGTACGTACCAATATCATGATCGGCAGTAATACGTTCTCGATGATTCCAGTGTCCGTTGCGATCTAATCTTGATTCACCTTTACCGCCATACTTATCAACCAGCTTCTGAGCATATTCTACATCGCCATCAAGATAGCTTCTTCCTGGTAAATGGTCTGATTTGGTATGACGCTTTTGTTTATCTTTATTGACTGTCTTGGATACTTCCCCAGAATGAATTGCTTCTTCTACAAGATTATCATGTCTGCGAACTTTTGCAACCTTTTTATTTTCTTCTATCGGATATGGTGGACCATTTCTAACACCCCATTTCATACCTTTGACTCCACTATGCTGAATTTCCGCATTGCTATCCTCGTCCAGCTTAGCCTTGATCTTACTGAGAATATCTTCTACAGTTTTCCTTGTGTCGGGAGCAAGCTTCATATACTTTGAATGTTCTTCGTACCAGTTGAATATCTCATCCAGATTTTCCTGTGCCCAGCTGAACGCCCACCAGTCGCAGATCATTTCAATAATATAATCGTATGGCATCTCCAACACGATTTCTCCTTCTTTTGGATCGTAATTGATTAATACCCAATGTTGCCAATGATGCGGATTACGATGAATATGTAAGAGCCAAGCTCGCTGGTAATCCTGTACAACTTTAAAAGAACGATTATTACCATAAAAATATGCGTCGTAAGCGTTGTACTCATCCGGCTCATCCTTAGATTGATCGTGAGCAAATCCAGTCTGCCATCCAGCATTCACAGCGTCTTTTATTACATCTGGTAAATTCTCACATAGCCATTCATATCCTCTTTTTACATTTGATCGGTGCTGTGCCAGATACTGATCGTATTGAAAACTCATGCCTCTGGCACCACCTTTCTTTTCGTCAATTTCTTATAAAGTTCTCGTGCTGCCTTTCCCTCAAATGCATTGATGATTTCTGAAGTGTGACCTGGTTTTGGTTTTCCTACTAATAATATCCCAGTGTCTTCACCACCATCATCCGGAAAATTCACGCTGACAATAACACTTTCTACCATTATCATTCCTCCCCCTTCCAATAGATTGGTATTTCTGAATTTGTGTTCATGCCCTCTGCTAAACAATCGTTACAAGGATCAAATTTTTCATCCTTTTTCTTATGCTCGCAAGTAGGACAATATTTTTCAAAATTTACTTCTCTGTAAATATTTTCCATGTGACACCTCATTCATACACAATATCGAAGTAAAAATGCGTATACAGACTGTTCATAAGTACAGCACGTTATCAAAGCCTTAAACTCTTCTTCTGATAACATTTTTAATTGAATAGATAACATCCATATAAACATAGTCAATGTTTTTGATGTTTTCAGTATTTGCACGTCAATCCACCATCCTTTACACCGAATGCCCCCGACTTTTATTAAACCATCTCGTTTCATTGAATGTTTTCTTCTCTTTCAGAGCCTTACTAATAGCTAGGTCTATACCAGATCTCGATTTCAAATGATAATAATATAAATCCGTAAATGGAGTATTCATTCTGTCAATCCGTCCAGCTGACTGTGACATTATTTTGTAAGAATAATTCTGAGAAAAGAATACTATTGTGTCAGTTGTAATACAGTTCCATCCTTCTGCTCCGGCATTGTACTGTACCAAATATACCCACGCCGAGCCTGTTGGTATAGGCTGATGCTTATGTCCATTCCATTCTGCAATCTCATATCCAGATAAAATCTGTTTTAACAACTCCAATTCATAATCAAAATTGTAAAATATAATTGCTTTTGGATGTTTCTCAATGATTTCCAATAATGCGATTTGCCTGGATGTATCGGTATTAACTATCTTTCGCCAAACATAACATAATTCAGCCGCATTAATGATTGGTTCTTGCTTGAAGGGATTCCATCTGTTTTTCCCAGCCATTTTGTATTCTGAAACATCGTATTTGACATAGATATCTTCATGATGCGAAACGGTCTGGCGTTTGAAATCCATACTAACGAGAATGGAGTTTCGTAAACGGATCAATCTTCCAGTATCTATATACCTGTCAATCTTTGGAAATTTACTAAAGCGGCTGTATATAACATGCTCCCTTATAAATTCGCTCCGGTTTTTATAAAATCCATTTGCTATAAATACCGGAATATAATCCTGCCAAGTATCACCAGGTGTTGCTGATAAAAGAATCCACTCGTTTGATTTCGCAATCTTCAAGAACGCTTTAACCCATGTTCCAGAACCTATAACTCTCTGCTCGTCAAATATAAAGAATGCGTTTCTAACATCGGAATATTTTTTTATATTGTTCCAAGAATCAACAATTACTTTATTACAATATAAATTAACATCTTCGTGAGTAGAAAGAAGGAAGGGCGCAAGCTCACCCTCCCATTCTAAAGTATCTCTCTTTCGAGCAGTTGTAATTATGTATAAGTCTTTCGGCGGATCATCCATAGGCATATACTCATCCGTTTCCAGGCAGCCACCATTACGGACGTAATAATACGCCAAAGATGTTCTAGATTTCCCGCTACCAACTCCACCACAAAGAATACATCCGTTTTTCATTTGCTCAACAGCTTTTAGTTGATACTCACGTAATTCTAATGCGCACATAAGTCTCCACTTTCGCTTGTGAATCCATCTTCAACTTCAAATGCTAAATCGTCGCCAGTCAGATCTGCTTTCGGACCTCTCATAAGCCAGTTACATGAAATTGCAGCATTAGAAAATCCGTTTTCTTTATAATATGCGAAAATACAGTTCTGCACCGGTACGGTTACTCTTATCTTTCTGCAATCATAAACCGTATTGTCGGTTACAGTAATTCTGATTATTTTGGCAACGTTTGCATAAAAATTTTCTATTGATTGACAGCATTGGAATGAACTTATTGAATATCTTTTTTTCATGAGCCCTCCATCAATATTCTTCTGGAAAAAGAATCGTTGTCGCACTTCTGTCCCATTCAGTGATTATCCAAATTTTCGTATCACCATACATATAAGCAGCTAAAATTCTCTCGCCATTTTTTACAGCTTCGTTGTTACTTCTAACATCTTCTTCACAGGTATCGCCCCAGTCACATTTGCAATACTTCCCATACAAGGCATCCAAAATGAATAAATATAAATTTCGGTCTTTTTTTCATCGCTTCTGCAATACCACGGGCACACACTATCTGTCCAAGTTCAAATTCGTTCATCTTAATCTCCTTTCAAAATTACGAAATGCTTAGTTAAATGGAATATCATCTTCCTCATCAGACTGATCGCGATTTACATCGGAATGTCTCATACTAATCGGATCGTCATCCATTTTCTGGAATACTTCCATACTCTTAACCCAGAGAGATTTTCCGTTCTTTCCCTCGTATTTATTCAGAACAACATTCACGTTATCGATCCACATGTAATCGATATTACTAACAGATTCCGCATCCAGAAGGACTCCATGACGATCGTTCTCGCCTGTCATTAAGAAAATTTTAGGCGGCCATTCGCTTTCGTAGTTCACTTTGATAGCTACATAATATCTTGGAATAAATCCTTCTTCCTCTCCTGGTTTCGGCTTTGTCAGTTTAACATTGAAGCCCTCATCAATAAGTCTTCTTGCCTGCTCAATATCCGGAATAATCAGATTCCCTTTTCTCTGAGTATTTCCGTAAGTGTCTCTATCTGGATCCCCAGAGAAATTTGTTTTGTAAATAAATTTTGTTCCCTCGATAATTACTAAATTGTCTCTCATTGTTAAAATGTCTCCTTATTAATTTTCTGGTTTATTCATGTAAAGCCCCATCAAAACATCTCCAATATTAAAGCCTTTATCGCAGGACATGTTTAACGGATAATCGTTCTTGAAATTGGGGCAATCGTAGCAACTCTTGTACTTTCCATCACCACAAGGCATACAGTCTGCATCGTTTGCTCCAAGCTCTTCAATATATGGATCGTCGGACACAAACCATTCAAAATCGCCATACTGAGAAATAGTCTTCACAGCTTCATCAACAAGCTTGTCATAATAAGAATGGTCGATTCCGTCCTCTTTTCCAAGCTCTTTAACCATTTCCGATTCCATCCACCGATATCCTTTGGAACCGGTTGCCGCGTAATACTTACCGTCTTTTTCACGCATAAGTAATCCAGCACCATATCCTTCTTTCATCGGACAGAACTGACCAACTTTTCCAACGAATCTGTAATTATGTCCCTTCGCGATTTTCGGATTCAATTCCTGGCAGGTAGATTCAAATGTGATGTCGGAAATAAGACCTTTTTTATAGTCACTTTCTGCTTTGGCAAATTCTTTTTCTTCTTTTGATACATCTGGTAAAGTTTCATTTAAATCCAAATATAAAGAGCTGCTCACCGATTTGGTCTCGCACATATCTTCAAATGCGATTTCTTCTCCGCTGAACAGCTTTTTAAATACATATGGAATCTGAAACTGAGTTCCTGTAGCAGTCCACTTTCCACCATTCTTTTTATTGTCTCCTGGGATATATCCATATAATGCCTTACAATCCGCTGCATCCTTATACTTGGCAATATAAACTGCATCGTTGACTAAAGTCATCCGATCATATGTAGCTTCGTGCTCAAATGTATAGCCATATCGTTCTCCGAAATCCATGACAAACTGAATTATCTCCGGTGTTGCATCCGGAATCTTAATCGAATCGGTCTTGATATGTGCTACCTGGAACCCACGATTGAGAACTTCGTTCTTCAAGTCGATCATGAATAAAGCTCCACGTTTAGCTACAATATTGTCAATATTTCTTGGATCTTTAAATGGATTAGCAAATGAAGCGGATGTGAGTCCGTACACCGAGTTGATGGCTGTCTTTAACGCATTTGCTAAATCTTTCGATGTCATATCGCCATCAATAACCCTCTGAATATATGGAGTAAGTTTTCCATCCAGCATAGTATTCACAATATCCCATGCCTCATGTTTGATGCTCACTCGTCCTTCAACAATTTCCCGGAACGCTCTTGTGAACTTAGGTCCGAATAGCACCTCTGCGATTACACTATGCGGGTGCATTGATGAAACATCCAAAAGCGCAACATTTCCATACATTCCAGGAACACCTTGTGCAAATCCACCCTCTCCGACTTCTTCGCCTCTATAGGTCGATTTTCCACACTCAAATTCATACCCAGGGAAATATGGTAGAATACTGGATTCTTCAAATGGAACTTTTTCCTTACCGTTATTTTTCCAACCATAATGAAAATCTTCCATCATTTTAGGGCAAGCTTCTTTTAAGAAATCAAGACTTTCCTGATCAAGCGTACCGACAGGCTTTGATAAATCCCTATAATGAAATTCATTCTGAGGATTCCGATTTTTACCAAATATGATTCTGGTTGTAAGACTATTGGTTGTATCATTTACAGTCATTTCTGCTAAATCTGCCAGAATTTGTCTTGCGGTCCAATCGGCTTTTAGATATGTAAATGCTGCCTCAGTTGCTATAACATCGTTGTCACAATATTCAGCGACCTTAATCCATAATTCCTCTGGTACCGGCTGGTCCCATGGAAGTCCAAGTTCCTGATGATGAGTTCCAGCTTTTATGATCTGAATTTCGAAATCTGAAAATCCTTTCTTTTTGAGCTTCTCTTCAGAAAGATTTCCCATCTCAATTTCAAGCTTCTTTAAGCTCTTCTTGTTTCCAGCGGATGCAAAATCGTAAACGTCCGTATACGATACGTTATACGCCTCACCAAAGAAGCAATTTGGACCACCTTTAATAATTCTTTGCGAAAGATTATAAAGCTGTTCGTTGGTATACCCCATAAGTCGCGCATATAAGATATGATTATCGTATCTGCGACAGTTAAATCCAACCAGCCGAAATTGCATAAGTTCCTCAATTTCCTGTGGTGTAGGATTAATCATACGTATTACAGGTTTTCCGACGCCTTCCATCTTCCAATTGACAAGAAACAGGTTTGGAAAAACTTCAATATCATAAAAGACCAGCTTTGCCTTTTCATTTTTTACAGCGCAGGCTGGTTCTTCTGATTTAAAGTGCATCTTACTTACAAGCTTCACGCAATATTCTGCTTGGTGTGTACTATTTGCACCGAATGCTAATATTGCATTCCGCATATCTGTTACATCGTACTGAAGACCACTTTTGTATGCGTCTTCCAATATTTTGTATATAAAATCGATACTCGGCTTAGTTCCAGGATGAATCTCTTTATTGAGGTTTCGTTTTATCAGTGTTCTAAGCCCTTTCTCGCTTTTTATTGCTTCAAAATTTACCATTTTGTTATCTCCTTTCAGTGGTAAACCAGAGCTAATCTTTGCGATAGGTTGATTGTTACATTTGGACAACTTACGTCTCAATGAGCTTTTTCCAGTAAAGACCTTAATTTCGATATGGTCGTCATATACTCTGCTCAATGCAGCTGGATCTCCAGTGTAAATATAATGAAGATGCACACCTTGTCCAGATTTAGAGAGTTCGGCATATGTCGGAGGCCATTTACTAGCTTCTGCCATATTCTTTTCTAAAGATTTATTCCCTTGCTCATCTGGAATATCAAAATCAATAACGATATGATTTTCTGGAACTTTTACGTAATGGAGTTTTGTTGGATCTATCTCTGATAATTTAGAAGTTACTTTTTCCCATTTTTTCTGAGGAGTTTCATTGTCCGAAGCATATTGTGCCAGGCAATCCCCACACATCTCATCAAATATGGAGGCAGCACTATCGTGAAGTTCTATAGCATTAGTTGCTATCCCTTCCGAAGAATTATCCGATACGATTTCCGCTTCGAATTTTTCAGTTCGAAATCCCACGTAATAGCTCCTCACTCTGGTTCCATCGTCCAAATTAAATCTTTCTTGAAAATCTCTGAAATAGTTTTTAAGTTCCTCTTTAAACACCCTCTGCGAAAACGGATAACTCACCTTCGCCTCATCGCAATAAGTTTTGTACATCTCCCATGCTGCTTTTAGTGTAGTTCCGTTTTCTTTCTTGAATACGTGATAAGAATCAATTATAAAGTTGTAGAAATCATTTGATGCACCAAGCATGGTGATTGGAATGTAATCATCATATCTGCCAGGATTTGCTAAATATACATTTTTACAATGATAAGCAATCGCGCCCAACTCAAAATCAATCTGACTTACAATTGCTTTGTATTCTTTCGGACTTAATTTATTCCCAGAGGGTGATACATCAATCAGTCGTCTTATAAGACCCGATTTTGCATCTGTTATTTTTACTACTTTGTTAGTTCCCATAAATAAGAAAGCATTAAATCTACTGGAATATGCAGATTTAAACTTCTCGTTCACAGTCATAAGCTCGTGAGAAACTAAACTGTTCAGTCTAGTATTATCCTCAATTTTAGACAAGTCACCATCATGCTGAATCGCGACAAGTGGGTTGGCTTTAAATGCTTCCAATGCAAAAGAGTTACTACTCGATCCCAATGCTTTTGCATCGAATACTGAGTAATAACCCTCAAATAATGAAAGTATGAGATTTAAAACCGTTCCCTTTCCAGATCCTGGTGCGCCATAAAGAACCATAAATTTCTGTATTTTCTTTGACTCTCCAGATACGATAGAACCTATAGCCCACTCTATTTTCGTTCGTTCTTCTTCGGAATATAAAGTAGACATTAATTTCTCATAAGCAGACAAATCGCCAGCTTCAAGCGGATAACTCAACTTTTTGCTGGCGTAGTCTTTTTTATTTGTTTCCATGTTTGAAAATATAAGTTTGTCGTCAAGCGCATGAAAATTGTCTCTCATTTGCTTCTGGCAATATTTGTGCCACGAATCTATCATTTTAGATTCAGCGTCCCACATATGCAGAACTTTTATGTCCGAATTGAATTTCGTTCTATTTTCTTCGGCATATCTATCCAATTCACGGTCGATAAGTTGCAATGCATCTTGTTCGTCCGTAGACCATAATCCTCGTTCCTCAATCCAGATAGCATAAAAATCACCGCCGCGGATCATCAAATCAGAACTTTTTTTGATTATAAATTTAGGATAGATTTCAATTATTCCGCGTTTGTTGGAACGTGTTGAAATTATCATAAAATCCATCATCACATCACATTTCGTCTCCTGGCTCGTTGTTTCTATTGTTGATATTTTCAATCTCTTTCTCAAGATTCTTGATTCTCATTGCCTGGTTCCTTTTTTCAATTTCATTTGTAAATGCATAAGCAGCTACAGAAAAAGCAAAGAATACAACAGACTTGTTAAAACTCTTCTGCCTCTTCAGATTTCTGCAAATGATTTCAAAGTTTTTCTCCGTGTTTTTCATACTATTGAAAATATACTCAAGCATGTAATATTACCTCCTATTTCACGCCATTTAAGTACCAGTTTGCCTGATACCAGATTTCAACGTTTCTTAAATCGTATTTGCAATGCTTTATTCTGAACAAACCGCCTTTACCGTCACGTCCGTATTCCCGATTCAATAATTTCTGAATCGCATTTTCTACATGATTCGCATCGAATCTGGAATCAATCATATCATCGAGCTCCAGATTAGAAAGCATAGTCCAGAACCAAATTCTAGTTCGGTCGCCTTGCTCTGGATCTGACATAATATGCTCTTCTAATCGAATGGCTAGTGCTAAAAGCATCTCCAATACGCTACATGGACAAGAGTCTAAATATTTCGCAACCATCCGCCCATTATATCCACTTTCATCCGCAAAGCGATATCGCAGATTGATGCCATCGTCAAAACGATTTCCATCCATATCGATTGTATATGTAAAATCAACACCATGAAGGAAATGAAATAATTCTCGGTAAGATGGTTCATCGTCACAGACAAGACTATACATCCACTCAAAATACGCCTTATTCAGTTCATCCCTCGTCATCATACCTCCATCTGATGTGGCATCTCATTGATTACATCAGAATATAACTTCTGATCTAGGAGAATTTCATAATCGCATTTCTTAGCGTCATTTCTAACAAATACCGAATCGTCTTCATATTCTCCGAAATGGTTCAATGACTCAAAACCGACCATCTCTTCCACATCTTCAATTATTTCATCGTTTTCGTCCGCCAATATCTGATCGGCATAATATGTTAGACTGATTTTCTCGTAATCTTCATTTTCACCAAACTGCTCTGGAGAAATTACATACGGACCGTTAACCACGCTTTCTTTCTCTTCGCTGATACCACCATCAAAATACTCCGAATATTTTGTATAACCTTGTCTATGAAGTTTGGCTGCATATTCTTTGAGTTCCGGCTTTTCTTTTTTGTCTTCGGTTACGTTTTTCGCTACAACATCTTTATTCCGTTCTTTTTCGCGATTAGCAAAAACTTCTTTTACCGAATCAATTTCTCTTTGCGCAATCTCTTCATATTTTTTCTTAACCGAATACCAAGTTACAGCAGATCCAGAAGCCGCTCCTAAAATAAATGCTAAAAGAATAGTTGTCTTTTTATTCATTATCATTAGTTTCCCCCTCATTGATTGTCATCACGGTAAGAGCGAGCCCTCCGAAAAGTAAGGAAGCACTCAAAAGAATGCCTCCTGTGATATGACGTTTTCTTTTCGTATCAAGAATAAAGTCCATCATTGAAATGAAATTTCCAAATCCGTCCATTAGTGATTCCCCTTTCCACCCATAAGAACTGCGATTCCACTAAAGAAGCAAATGCCAGCTGCTGCTGAAAATGTAAAAGCCATTAATCCCGTCATAATAAAATCTCCTTTCCATCAGATAAGATCCAGAATAGGACCGTCAACATTAAAGTTCATTAAGATGGCATCTTCATATCCGCCGTCTTCAGTTTCTCTTTTAACAACCATAACTCCGAAATCAACGAAATTGTCTCCGTTAGAATTCCCATCTGGTTTATAAATCCAACCAACAGACTGGCTCATCTTTGTACGAGTAATACCGAGCATATCATACACATCACTAAGAAACAGGAATCCGTCTGCAACAAGTTTATCGTTTGCCAACTGCTGCTGTGATCTAAGAAGCATAAGATTGTAATTCATATTCTCTTCATAATGACGACAAGTCTTATCAAAGAATCTCGCATAATCATCGACCGTTGGAGCAGCAACGTTTACAGTTGTTTTGGATTTCTTTTCTTTTCCGCTTTCGGGATCCTTGATCGTTTCTTCGATTTTCTTAGCTTTGATATTGTACCGAAGCTCTTTATCAACATCATCACCGAATCGTTCAACCACTCTGCTACGATATTCTTTGAAAGATTTATCGACAGTTGCGTAAGCGGCAGCCAATGCTACATTTCTTTTTCTGAGAATATTATTGGACGCAACAATTCCAGCAATAGAAATAGTTCCGAGAACCACAGCTGGAGCATACAGTTTTACAATCTTAAGACCAGTCTGTGCATACACAATTGCTAAATCCTTCTTGGCGTCCTCCTGGGAATACCGATCTTCCATTTCTTTATCATTTTTACATTTGTGAATAGTTTCAATATTGTTTTTTGATTCATCCAGAATAGTGCTCAATTTTGTAGTTGCTTTACAAGCGAGAACTGTGCTAACGACGGTTCCAACTACACCAGCAGCAATTAAAAGCTCTGGACTATGCTTTCTGAGTTTAATATTTACTTTTCCAAAGGCAGATGATGCCTTTTTAACAATTTCAGTTTTATTCATTTCGTTTCTCCTCTTTAATTTAATGGTACTGCTTTTGGCAGCTTTATCATGTAGCCATCTCGTACACGAACTACGGAAGCCGTTCGGATATTAAACCAACCATACTTGTTGTCGGTATAATTTCCATTAATACCAACAAGATCATACAGATCGGCAACGCTCACCAAACCATATTGATCAATAAGCTCATCCATTCTGGATAACACATCTTCGGCTTCCCCTCGATTTTCGATAATAATATCGTTGGTGCTAGAATATAAATAGTACAAGCCAAAATGAGAAATTCCAAATACACATAAGCATGATACAATAGAGACATGCTGAAGGAGGATCTCATATGGC